GAATCTCCGACACGGCCAATGCCAATTCCATTAATTTTAACGGTCCCAGATCCAGCATTTAACGCAGCAACATGAGGAACGCACACGTCTCCAACAAGGATATTATGTGATACGGTTGGAGCTCCGATCACAGCAATGAGAATACCATTGGCTTTCACCGTGCCCTGATTTGCCCCACCTAGTGTAGTAGTGCCATCACATGGGTGCCCAGTCGATAATGAATCTCCTATACGGACAACGGCTGGCATTAGACGAATCCGTCTCTGTATGCTCTTTGTCCATTATTTGACATAGCAGTAAATACACTCATACGTTGATTACCAGGCCTGTATGAAATGTGATACAGGAAGTTACCATTGTCATAAGAACCGGGATACTCAAGAATGAACTGGTCGAACCCAGGAACGATTTGACGAATTACATTACCTCGCTCAATCATTTCTGCTTTTGATCTTACGCCTGTAAACTGGAAGTCTGCGGCCATACCTGCATAGTGTTGCGATCCACCTGGATTACGACGTGGATTGTAGGATCCACCACTTAACTCTACATGTTCGGATCTGAATCCGTGTGTAACTACAAGATCAGGGAACCTATCTTTAATAGGTGACATAACATCACTTGCCAACAACTCAAGGTTATTGTTAATCTGGTCTACAGTCAATCCATAGATATTTGAACCCTGCGGAGCGTGCGTAGCCGGAATATATGGGATACTATTACCAGATGTAAGAGTAGCTAATGTGATAGAACCAGAGCCTGTAGTGGCCGGCCGAGCATCAGGATACTGTGTAGGAGAAGAGTCTGCATATGCAACTGCTGCTCTACCAATTTGAGCATACTCGTTACCTGATACACCGTTTGCGTCAACCGAACCTAGATTTGCTGCTGCACCACCTGCGCCTAACAAGTGTGAGGCTGCAAGCAAACCTGCGACTTCTTCTCGTGGAGTACTATCATTAATGCGACCGATGCGACGAAGAGTTGTATAGTTACGAGATGCAAGTTCTCGGAATGCCGTATCCTGTGAAGGTCTATCTGATAACCATCCATCAAGACTTGATACACCATTACGTCCAGTCCAGTTAGCTGGATTATTCATGGCCGAGTTACCACCTTTTGAAGCACCTGTTTTTAAGTAACCAAGGTCTTCAAGAGCAGCAGCACCAAACTGATAACCGCCGGCATAACCAATACTATTGATTGCACGGTAGTTACCACTTGATTCACGCTGCAACATTGCGGCCTGCATTGCATTTACTACATCCGGTTCGAGCGGGCCAATCGCATCTTCGGCTGGCACAATAGTACCACTGAGTCGACTGATATTACCTGCTTCTCGAGCAATGGTTTCGCCTTGTGATGTAAATGATGGAGTCGGTCTTGTACAAGGAGCTTGAACAGCATCGACTGCCGGCATAGGAGCTTCATTTGCTTTTGCGACAGGTGTACCATCAGGTGAATCTTGAACATTCGGTAGATCACATAAAGATCCAAGCGCAGACAATGGATCATCAATAAATCCAGTTACTGTTGCCATAAGCTCATCAATGTCTTCTACCGCTGTGGCATAATGCTCTCTGAACTCTTTAAGTGCTTCTTCAATGCCACCTCCAAGAGGATTTAGTGCATCTTTAATAAGTCCTTCGACATCACCCTGTAAAGTTCTTACTTCGGCAAGCGCACCACCAATTGCATCGTTTAATTTAGCTTGTGCTTCATCAACCTTTGCTTGAATATCAGCGATAGCACCATTAATATCTGCAGTTGCACTGGAGATTGATTTATTTAATTCATCTTCAGCGGCTTGTAGTGCTTCCAAAGCTGGATTAACACCACAGCCCCCGGCCTTTAAATTATCTGTAATATTGGTTATAAGAGACATTGGTTACCCTTAGTTAAGATCAATAGTTGAGCCAGTTACTGTAACAGCACCACCACAGTTAAAGTCGCCAGTTGTTGCTGCTGTAATTTGTGTATTCCCGGCCGAAGCACTTGATACCGTAGTTGATGAATCTAAGTTGAGGACAGATTTGCCAAAGTATGTTGCCTCGCCAAGTGTAACTTCAGACTTATTACCAAGCGTTGTTTCATTACGGTTGCCATTTACGGTTTGTAACACATTTGTTTGTACTGTTAGGTACTGAGATCCAGCTGCAACAGTCAAGCGATCATTTCCACCTACAACCGAAACTGTTCTATTTTGTTTAATTTGCTGNTGGAAGTTATTGCCAATAGTTTGAGAAAAGTCTTGAAGAACTTCTGATTCGTAGTTAGAACCAATTTTCTGTCTCATCGAACCTTTAATGTTTTGAGTATAATCACCCTCAATTTCAAGATGATAATTACCTTTTACGTAATGCCTCATTCCACCATATACTGTAATATTACAATCGCCCATGATCACCATGTTACGATTGTTGTGAGACCACTCATAATGAGGACCCATGGATTTGGTGCTTAATCCACCTGCACCATCAAACTCTTGATAAGCACCGGTTGGATGTGTATATGAGAATCGTTCTTCACCTGGAGTATTACCATACTCAACAACATGTCCACCTTCATACTCTTCAACATAGTTAAGAGGGTACATGTTATTTGCACGGGTTTCTGCTGGTGTAGATTCAGTAATCTCAGGCCTGTCGTAATAACCTTCTTCAGTGCTATCAGGTGTAACAGTTGTTGTTCTACATGGTGCAGCCTGAACAATGCCAGACATTGCGCTACGTGCACGATTAATAAATGACGGGTGAGTCTCAGCTCCACCCGGGCGTGAGAGTGCAGGCATATCATTTACATCAGTCTCACGTGGGAAAGCACCTACCTGAGATGTAAACCCAACGGATGATGTTCGATACTCGACCGGAACACCGGGAAGCGTACCCATGACAAGCATTTGTTGTTTCATAGGATCCATGAATGTCACTACAACCCAACCACCTTCAACTAAATAAGGGGTTGTGCCAACACCAGATGCACTCGGTGATGTAGTCGGTGTCATAACCATTGACCATGGAAGATCATCGGTAGGAATCTCTTGTTTGTTTTGAGTATGGATACCTGCAACCCGAACTTTAACTCTACCAAGTTGTTGTGGGTCTACACGATCTTCTACTACGCCATAATATAATTCCATTAGAATGATGCCTCTTTATTAATACCAAATCGCTGAGCTTCAACAACTATACTGTATTTACCATCTCGAATTTGGTGCCTAATTCCTGTGCATAAATATTCGCCTGAGTTAACCAGATCGATATCTTCTTCGTTATCAAGGTTAGGTTTCATACGACGGAAGTTAAGCAATACCATCTTGCCTACTTCTAAATCTGTATTTGAGTCTGCAGCTAACGCAACAAACTGACTATCCATGCGAGACTTATATGACATCATTGCCGCTTTAGACAAGTCATCAACCTGATAAATGTTTCCAACATCAGGTGACTCGTATGCAAGACCATCTTTTTGAAAGTATAGTTGTCTTGAGTTAAACAAATCATTCGGAGCTTCTTCAGCAATTCTAAATGAATCGCTAATCGGATCTTGTAGATTAGGACTTAGATTGGGTGCATGTTCTTTATAATCAAATCTTTCTTCAGAGTATACCTTAGCTGAAATATCAATCGATGTTACAAAGGCGGCAAGCGATCCGCTTGTCACATTAGTAAAAGTTTTGTACCCACGTTTGATAACCTGCTCAAATACGTTTCTATTTTGATTTGGCAAGTTTCGTAGAGCCTGAGCATCCGGATCAGTATTAATCTGATTTACATTTCTTAGCTCGACGGTGTTATTATCTCTGGTTAACATATCGCCATATGACTGTAACTTTACCTCACCGGTATTTACAGTCTCATATAGGAACATCGGAGACTTATCTTCTCCAAAGGTGTTTTCCAGAACAAGGTCAATCGCAGAGTATGGTTTAGTATATGGATATACAATACGGTGTGATGTGCCACCCTGTGAAATAACATTTACCGGTTCGTTCAAAAAGTCTTCATGGATCTTTGCAACAATCTCTGAACTTTTACCACGATAAGAACGGGAAAACAAATTAACCGCAGATCTGTACCGCTTGTCAGATATCAGCTTAAGAACATAAACACCGGTGTTATCATTTACCTGTTTAATATCTTCAATCTTATTCACACGAAAAGCTAATTCAATACTTTTGTCTTTAAACGTATAAAAGAGTGTAATTACCTCTTGACCAATAATAGGAATAGTAGACAACATNGCACTGTTATCTACAATAGTCATTTGGGCAGTTAATGAATGCTCGAAGATGCTCTCAAAGATTTGAAAGTTACTTACGTTACCAGTTAAATCAAATACCTGACTTGAGTGCGAGACTAGAGTACAGTTAAGATCCTGTATCTCCCTCGACGTGGTAGCTCTAATATCTTCACTCATGCGCTTTTACTCTGCATCTCTCTTTTGAACTCACGAGCTACTTCTCGAATAAATGTAGGTTTAATTACGCGGATCTTTGACTTCTCAATGTTCTGTTCATATTCCCATTCGAAGTTTGTTACTGGTTGAGTACCGGCAGTGCGTCGGATTGTTTGCTCGCCTGTAGATATGTCAATATGGTATCTTGGTGCATATGCCTTTTTAATCACAGAGGATGTATTCAAGAAGTCCTGTGATTCAGTACCGTAGATACCTTCACCCTCTTCACGGAATGTTCCTTGAGTTGGTTTAATCTCTACATATCCGAGTGTTGGGTATTTTGCTACGACGGTTCCAAGCGCATCACTAACACCACCTTGGACTATTTCGCCAAGATTAAATTTGCCAGCAATCTCATCAAATCCTGATACTCCGAGTGGAGCACTAATCGCAGCCAGCCCTTGATATTTAGATTCTACAAAGTCTGCAAGATCTGCAGTTCCCTTTGGCCAATCATTAAACGCATTAAACAATCCGTTATTGATAATAAAGAATGTCCAGTAATAGTCAGTAGTACCATAAAGTTTATATGACACCATATCAGGACGTTCGCCTTCCGAGATATTGTAGTACGAATAGAACGAAACATCATCAAGATATTTTGTACCAATACGAGTAAAGTGTGTAAGGTTGGTTAGCTGCGTATAGTAACCATTACCTTTTAGATCATAAGGTACCTTTTGAAAATTACTGAAATAAGCCATTAGAATCCCTCATTAATGTTTTCGCGAGTGATAGGCTGCAACTCTTTGAATGCAAGAGCCATAACAATCTCAACAGGTCGGTTACCTTGCTTAAAATAACTCATCGAATTTGGGTTAAACGATACATTACATGATTCTAAAAATACTTCTGGAAGCTTTGGCATACCATCCATGTTTTTAATTTCAATCTGAAATGCATCAGGAAAGTTAAACGAATATTGGCCAGCAGCAGTAGGATACATGCCTCGTCTAAACCATTTTACAATCTCTTCAGCTGCCCTTGATTCACCTTCATCATCAGGAATAAATCTAAAGTTNAATGAGAAGTTTCTCATACCAGGTGATTTATACAACATAAACTCTCTTGGGTTAACTGCGACCTGAGCCCTTTTGTTATATTCTTGTGCCGCTGCTTGTGCAACAGATCCAGCACCTACCGCACCGAGGATACCACCAACAATACCACCTACACGGCCAGGAACAGCAGAACCTGCAAGACCACCTGCAGCAGTACCAAGACTTTCTGCACTGTTCATTGCAATTGCCGTAACATCAGCCTGTGTAACATTTGCTGGGTTTGTGCCTGAGATGAGTGCGGCCGCAGCACCACCCGCTACACCTGTTGCAGCAGTCTCAAATACCGCGTTGTCATTAATACTAAATGCCATAGGCATATATAATGATACGTGGTCTGTCGTAATTAAATCAACTCTTGAATTTCCGCCTCGTGTATTGTATTGTGCTTTGTGCTTAGTAAAAAGCACGAATGGGTCATCAGTCTGATCGACTGAGTTCGGGTAGCGTGAGATAATACCGCCAGGCTTATTAGCTTCCTGTCGTACGGGATCAAAAATTCGGTTTAAAAAGTCGGCCATTATTAGAATCCTAAAAGGTGTTTAAGGTATTTATATGACTTACAAGGGCAAATACGCAGTAAAAGACAAGAAGAAGTACGTAGGTGACCCTGACAAGGTAGTTTATAGATCCCTCTGGGAAAGACAAACATTTCGTTGGGTAGAGAATCAGCCACACATTATAGAGTGGGGTTCAGAAGAGGTAGTTGTACCATACATCTGCGAAACTGATCGTAAGGTTCATCGCTACTTTATCGACCTATACTTTAAAACCGCTGATGGTAAAAAGTATCTGATTGAGATCAAGCCAGCAAAAGAAACAAAGCCGCCAAAGAAGCCATCGCGCCAAACAAAAAGGTATTTATCAGAGGCACTCACGTATGTAAAAAACCAATCTAAATGGAAGGCTGCACACAAATTTGCTCAAGAGAACGGTGCAACATTCCAAGTATGGACAGAAGATACCTTGAAATCGCTTGGTATCAAGATCATTAGCCCAAGAGCTGCAAAGCCGAAGAAGAAGTGATATAAATAAAGGTATGGATTCATTAATACAAAAACTAGAGTACGAAGCATTTAGATCTGGGGTTCAAGCCCGGACTACGCAGTCACGTACGTGGTTCAGAAACAAGATGAAAGAAATTGGCGATGTAAATAGAAATCGTCTACTAAGAGATCCTGCACTGCAAAAGAGACAACGTCCTGGTGCGGGTAATATGTACATGTTTTTCTATGATCCAAAGACAAAAGACTCTCTCCCATATTATGATTCTTTCCCATTAATCATTATGGTTGAGGCTGCACCTGGTGGATTCTATGGACTTAACCTCCATTACTTGCATCCCACACTGCGTGCAAAACTTATGGATGAGTTGTTGTCAATTACGAATAATAAAAGATACGACCAGTCGACAAAGTTCAAAATGTCATATCAGATTTTAAAAAGTGCAAACAAACTAAAAGCATTTCAACCTTGCTTTAAAAGATACTTAACTAAACACGTTGAATCAAGCTTTGCGTTGGTAGAGGCTCCTGAATGGGAAGTTGCCTTGTTCTTGCCGACCGAACAATTCCGCAAGAAGTCTGCTCGCGCCGTATGGGCTGAGTCACGAAGGAGTATGTAATGGCATTACCAGCCGGAATCGATAATTTAAAGGCCTCGATCTCACGTCGTGGTGGCATGGCCAAGGCAAATAGATTTGCTGTATACATTAGCCATCCAACTAAGAAGGTCGACTTAATCAATACTGATCTCAACTCACTTCTTGGTAATGCTGCATCACGTTTGATTCAAGGGCAATCTCCAAACCTCGGTTCTTTCTTTGAAGATCCTCGAGATGTATTTTTGTTCTGTGAATCAGCTACACTACCCGGCCGTCAGGTAGCTACAAATGATTTCTTTACTGGTATGAAGGGTTATAAGAAACCTTATGCCTATTTAAATGATGACGTAACTCTCACGTTTAATCTTACAAACGATTATTATATGAGAGATTACTTCAAAACATGGATCGATGAGATCTTTCCATATACTAACGGTCAAAGAAAAATTAACTACAAAAACAGATACTGTACTGACCTAATTATTCAACAGATGGGATCGAATGACTGGATTCCGGCAAAGAGTGTTGTGCTTAAGAATGCATTTCCTGTCACACTGTCATCGATTAACTTAAGCAACTCATCTGAGAATACTATTTCTCAAATCACGATTACATTTGCATTCGATGATTGGGAAGACCAAGGTGTGGTTACTGGTGCAAGCCAAGGGATTTTGACAGGGCTTGACGCGGTGACTAACTCTATAAATACAGTGAGGAACATCGGGAAAGTTCTCGGTTTTTAATTTTATATCATAGGAGTGAAATGAAATGGCTCTGCCACAACTAAATGTACCAAAGTATGACTTGAATATTCCATCAACAGGAACCAAGATTCGTTACAGACCATACCTGGTCAAAGAAGAAAAGATTCTTATGATTGCGCTTGAGTCGCAGGATGAGAACCAGCTAATTAATGCGCTTAAAGATTTGATCTCAAACTGTACGGATGGAGAAGTAAATGTAAATAAGCTGACTATGTTCGATCTTGAGTATATCTTTACNAAGATCCGTACTAAGTCNGTGGGTGAAACNACAAAGATTAAAGTACCATGTGAAGGATGTGAAGTTTCAGTTGAAGTAGATGTTGACTTAGATGCCGGACTACGGGTGAGTGAAGGAAGAGATAAAAAGATTTCCTTGACAGATGACGCCGGACTAATCATGAAATATCCTTCGGTTGATGACTTCCATGATATCACACAGTCTAAAGATTCTGACATTGACAAGATCTTTAAGCTGATTACTCGTTCGATCGAAACCATCTATTCTGGTGATGAGGTCTTTGATGCGAGTACACATAACGAAAAGGAACTAGTGTCCTTTATTGAATCACTGAACTCAGCACAGTTTTTGGTTGTGCGTGATTTCTTTGANAATATGCCGCAGGCAACAATTGACGTGACTTACAAATGTCAAGCATGCGGCCATGATCATACTATGGAATTGAAGGGAATGTCGAATTTTTTCGGCTAGCCCTTTCTCATAATAACCTGGTAGCCTATTTTAAGGTGAATTTTGCTTTAATGCAACACCACAAATATAGCTTAACCGAGTTGGATAATATGATGCCGTGGGAAAGGGAGGTTTACGTTGCTATGTTGACTGAGCATATAAAAGAGGAAAACGAACGGCAAAAACAAATTGCCGCCAAGCAACGTAGATAGGAGCTAACATGGCTGAACAAAAAACGATCGATGCCGCCGCAGTAGAAGGCATCGATGTAAATGGTGATGGACATATCTCGAAAGAGGAAATGGACATGCACCTGGAATTTAAACGTAAAGCATTGGAAGATGCTGACGCACAACGCGATGCAATGCGGAAGATGACTTGGTTTGCACTGATGGGTATGTTACTATACCCGTTTGCAATCTTGGCAACTTCTCTATTGGGATTAGATAGTGCTGCAAACATTATTGGTGATATTGCACCAACATATTTTGTAGCAATCTCTGCATTGGTTGCTGCATTCTTTGGTGCTGACGCACTCAAAAAGAAGTAAGGTAGAATAAAATGGCCGAAACTAGTTTAGCAGATGTAATAGACCGCATTAAGACTGAAGGAAACCTTGAGCGAAATAGCGGTAAAAACTCTCTTAAATCCATTAAAGACATATTGTCGGAACAAACCGATGTAATGTCAAATAGCTTTGACGGACTTCTTTCGGCCATTACTTCTGATGCACTTGCCAATAAAGAACTCAAAATGGAGAATGACCGTTTAAATGAACGGCTTCTTCAGGCTTTAGAAGATCTTAATAATGGCGGTGGCGGCGCAGGAGGTGCTGGTGCAGATGGTGGAGCAGGAGCAGCATTAGGAATTGCTGGACTTGCATTGGCCGGAACTATTGGCGGTTTGCTCGGTGTTTTACAAGGTCAGTATAAAGCGATTCAAGCTTTTTCAAAGTTGTTTACACCTGATTGGGTAACAACTAAATTTGAAGCAGTAAAGATTTCGATGACACAAACATTTGATAATTTTAAACTGGCAATAACCGAAAGAATAGCGTCTGCCCGCACTGCTATTAGTAATGGCATCAACCGTTTTAAATCCTTTTTTACCATTGCTGATGACTCACCTTTATACAAACTTGGCCAAGGGCTAAGAACTAGGATTGATGCTTTAGTTGACCTATTTAAACCGGTAGGAGATACCATTAAAAGCATCTCTAGCGGGGCAGGAACTAGAATATCCAATATCTGGAATGTTATTAAAGGCTACATGGGTACCTTTAAAGATACCGTCGGTAAGATTTCTAGAATCGTTGGTAAGGTATTTGCACCAATTGCTATTATAACAACTGCATGGGAAACTATTACAGGTGCGATTGAAGGTTGGCAAGAAGACGGTATCTTAGGGGCACTCGAAGGTGCAATCAGCGGATTCTTTACTTCGCTTGTAACTATTCCACTTGACCTCGTAAAGAGTGCAGTAGCATGGGTACTCGAAAAGTTTGGCTTTGATGAAGAATCTGAAGCATTAAAAAGTTTCTCATTTACAACCCTATTCACCGATATGCTTGGTGGAATATTTGACTTTATCAAAAAGGGAGTTGAGTGGGTTAAAACTCTATTTAGTGACCCTGTTGCTGCTCTTCAAACTTTGTGGTCTGGTTTATATGGTGAGGAAGGTATTTTCAATACTTTGCTTTGGAAACCTATCTCTAAAGGCATCAACTGGATTATGGAAAAATTCGGATGGAAAGAAGAAGGTGCTCCAGACTTTGATCTCTTTACATTTGTAACCGGAGTATGGGATACTGTTGTACAAAAAGTAAAGGATGGCTTTCAGTCATTTGGTAACTGGCTTGCAAGTATTCCGGCCAGACTAAAAGTAATGGCATTTGAAACAATACGCAGTATTCGCGGCGGTAGTTTTATTATTGATGATGAAACTATGGCTGCAGCAGAATCTGATCTTGCAGCATTTACAACTGCTCCTGACTCTGGTGCTGCTGGTTCTGCCGANGCCCTTGAGGCTGCAAGTGGTGATTTGACTGAGACACAAACTGAACGTGAGGCCGCAGCGGCTGAAGCTGCTGGAGGAAATGCTACGGTTGGCGTGGATGCATCTACCAAAATCGAGCAAAGGTCTGATACAGTATATGTTGAAACAGATCTTTCTGCACGAGGTGGTGGATGGGAAAACCTGGACCAGGCAGATTACATTAGAATGTACGCACAATAAAAAAAGGGCAGCTTTCGCTGCCCTTAATCTTTTAGCTATTCGCCAGATTTTTAAAGTAACTCAGAGTGTCATCATCATCATCGGCCGATGAGGTATCCGGCGTATATGTGTTCTGAACTACTGGCTCAGATGCTTCACGCATCATAGGAGCCGCGGCAGACTCATCGAGACTGACTGACTCTGCAGTCGTCATTGGAGCAGCATTCTCACCGAGAACACGCATCAGCTTCGCTTTAAGCTCGGCATATGACTTGTAGTTCTTCGGATCTGTGAAGTCTTTCAACGAGTACAGAGTATTGTACAACGCTTCCAGCTTGTCGTCATCACCGTCCATAACAGACGATGGTGAAGCAAACTCAGACTTATCGTAGTTGCGGTATCCCTCAACGTTACGAATTTTCAGTTTGAAGTTTGCACCTTCCCAGAAATCGAATGGGTTAACAGGATCTTCATCCTGAAACTGTGGCTGCATCACATCCATGATCTTATCAAAGATCTTCTTACCAAACTTGTAAAGGAATACTTTACCGTTATTGGAAGGATTAGCTGGATCGTCAACAACCAACATGTTAACAACATAATGTAGGCGACGCTTACGCGCACGCACAATATCTTTGTTAGCCTCAATACCAGAGTTCCAGAGTTCTGAGTTCATCTCAGAAACAGGGTCATTCTGACCGATAGTAGTCAATGAGTTTTCGATATACCATTGACCAGTTGGTCCTTTAAAACCGTGATCCCAGTACTTAACCCATGGTAGATCTTCACCTTCAGCAGCAGGCAAGAAACGAAGTACGGCATAACCGTTACCTGATTTATCGACTGTTGGTTTCCAGAAGCGATCATCCCCATAGGATTTTTTCTCGCCGCCACCTGCCTCTTCGGCAGCAGAAATGAGTTTAGAGATATCGGCAGAGCGAATAGCTTTAAGATTTGCAAAAGACATATGTTTTTTCCTTGTATTGCGTTTTATTTACTGAATTATCCACTTGATTCATAATATATGTTATATTATACACCATTTTTATCATGATGTAAACACCTTAAGTACAACTTTTTTCATTCTTTCGGTATCTACTTGAACAAAAGGTTGGTACTTACGGATTCTCAAAGAGACGTCTGGCCACATAATTGTTTCCGTGATCTCTTTATCGGCTTTGTTCATAAAGCCGGTGAGCTTATTTATAATCACTACCGTCTCAAGAGAAATTTCTTCTTGAATATAGTAATTGATTATAGGCGGATGCTCACCATCAACACTCTTGAGTAATGAATCAAGTGACTCACATTCAAGAGAGAGATGGTTGAGATCCTGTTCAAAGATATACCCGATTGACTGCATTCGCTTCAACCAAGACTGATAGACATCCTCGGCATTCAGCATTTCACCAATCCACTTTGTGCCATTGACAAAGTGAGATGCATAGTATCCAATCAATTCAGGTGTTTCTTTAAATCTGTTTGCGACTTTCGAAAAATGGTACTTATCATTACGTTTCCAAAAAGACTTGGGGTTTGCCGAAGTCTTAAAGTTGTACTTTGTGGCATCATATGTCTTTGACTCAAAGTGGAGTTTTAAAGATTGATAATACCTGTAAGCGTCAAAAGAGTCCATAGTTCTCATCATACTGGCAACTGCGCCGTTGTTCCTTCAATGAGCCTGAGCTCAATACACTCAGCCTCTAGTTTATCTTTGATTGCAGGCGATACTAACTTACTTATATCTGCAGGATCAAGTTCACGATCCTCGCATACTTGCAGTATCGCGTCCATGTAAGACAGCTGCAAACTCGCCACGTGTTCTTCGACAATCTTGGCGAATTTCTTTTTTGTTAGTATCGTTTCTTCAATCATTAATTCCACCTGTAAAAAATGTGGTCGTCAACTTGCATAATCCTGTCCAATGTTGGTGCCCAGTTGGGTGATACATTGTCTGCATGATAATGCGTTGCTCCACGTGTTATATCAATATTTTGTTGGTATAGATCCATAGACTCAAGTGCTACGTTATAAGACTGATCCCATAAATCTAAGTTACGAGGTTTATCTGACAAGCCGTCACAGTACCAGCTAAACTGACATGCATGACGGCGCATAGATCCATCTTTNTTAACNTTTCCTTGCTTAACTACTTCACANATAGTGTCTGGATATCGTCCATCCATTACTCTATTCAAAGTAGTATGTGCTACTGCAATCTGACCTAGATGTGATTGATTACGAGATTCAAAATAAATGTTCTTAGCTAAACACTCCATTTCAGGTGCTGATATAGACAACATCGCTGCTAGAATAATCTGTTCCATTATTTATCCAATGCTCTTATAATTACAGTATCGCCATTCAACCGGCCGTTAGGTACATTAATCTTAGTAGATAGACCCTTAAAGATATTGTCAATCTGTTTAGGAGTCTTACTCTGTATACTAGGTAACACTTCATCTGGTTTACGTAACCGAGTACATCGACTCGCCTCGGTATCAAACTTTTTGATAGAAGTACCGCTTACCTCAAATCCCTTAGGAGACATAGTAATGTACTCTGTCAACATTCGAGTCTTCACGTTGAAGGTAAACAATCTTGCAGCTCCAACAATAAGCACCGGATTAATAGATACCAACTTATAGTCAGAGTTTTCTTTACAGTACTTGACACGAGCTACTTGNTTATCAGCAGCCTTAGGCTTACTCACCCGTGTACGTACGGCTTTAGATGCAGCTTTCAGNTTATCNAGATCTGATAGCATAGTCTCACANGCTTTCATTCGACGCTTTAATTCAGCACGACCAATGTGTGAATAACCTTCAACTGCCTGCTCGCATTTCTTGTGATAAGCATCTGAATAGTCAAGCATCCAACCGTCAATAGTACGGCGTACCTGATCAACTGCAGCACCTTTGAGATCATGGTAACGCATACGGTTATAAAGATCGATCTCGGTCTTTTGACCGTCCATCCATTCATCTTCAAGATCATCAATCTCAACCATGATAGTTTTATTGACTTTAGCACGTAAACGCTCACGTGGAGAAAGAACAATCACGTTGCCTTTGGCAGCNGCTTCTTTCTCTCGATTCTTTGCGATTTCCTTACCAGATTCAATTAGACTTGAATAGAACTCAATCGCTTTTTCGTAGATGTTCTTATATGCAGAAGGATACTCGAGACCATTGGTCTCCCACAAAATAGCAGTCACATAGTGTGAGTACATGTGAAAGTAGTACTCGGCATTAGCTAAAATTGCTTTTGCATCTTCTTTTGAAAAGGTTTTCTTGATCCACGGCTTGGTGATATCCATTGCGGACTTCTTGTCAAGCTCATAGTGAATATAGTATTTTGTATTTTGAAAATCCTTCATCGGAATAGCCGCAATGCCAGTTGCAAGGCGGACTCGAGGTAAGACTTTCTTTTTACGGGGTGCAGCCATTAGCATTCTCCATCGTTTGAATATAAGTATATTCTAACACAGTTTAGGGGTAATGTACACAACTATTTTAGGGTATTTGAATATTTTGTATACTATTTACTGGAATGCTAATCCAGCTGTTGTTGTCTATATCTAGACAGGTAATTGAATGGAGCTCAAACATCGCTGTTTCGTACATTGACTCAAACCCTATCGGGAAATTGTCAAGCTCTTTGATATAGTCATGAATAAGTGTTGCTCGGACTGTACGCCGACCTGACCCCTCAGGAGTGTACGTGATGGTACAAACCTTTGAGACCAGATGGGTGTACAGCTCAGATCTTGTAATAGGATCTTTGCGTTTAGGCAAGTTTAAAGTCCTTGACGTTATCAACAATAAACGAACGCCAGCCTTCAGACTCAGGTGCATACACTCGGATTGCTGAGATAGTCTTTTCAAGACCTTCCCGCAAAGAGTCTTCACCACCCTTTGGCATCATATCAGCCGGAATTAAATCAGACTTGAGTGTACAAGGCATAACTCGCATAGTGCCGTCTTTCTTTTCAAAGGTGACTTCACACAAGCCTTCGCGTAATGAATCAATCATTTGTTCACGTGTCATATTATTCTCCATATCCTAAAATTTTGTTTAAGTATTCTTCGTATGTAACGTACACTCCTGAGAAGTCATCGCCAGAGCTTTGACTGACCCACTCATCACGAATGAAAATAGGTCGTTCTTTTAGGGCAGCTTCAAGCCGGTCAGCAACATCACGCAGCATATTAACCGTGTCCATTGCTTCTTGAACACCATCTGTACCAACGAGTCGATCAACAACAATTGGCCGCTCTTCGTTGGGAACTACATGATAATCAATCTCAGTATCAATTACGTTTTGCCAACACTCTTCTACCTGAATAGGATCCTTAGAGTCTCCGATATACACACTGGCACAAATGCCGGTTGGTGTAATACCAGGAAACACTTCTACATTAATTGATGCTTTGGCCATTTAGTTTCTCCTCATTTGAGCTATGTCTTTGGCTTCATTTGTTCCACGCATGATTGGAACCGCGTTTGATTTGTGCATTTGTCCGATACCGACAATAAGATCTCCGGTGTAGACGTTAGGCTCTTTCTTCGGGGTTGGCCCACCAGGTATTGTGTCCGACGTCTTGAGGCTTGGATAGTTCTCTGTGTGGCGGACATACGGTTCGGTCTTCGCATATTCTTTAAACTCCGTTTTCGGCTTGGGTGCTTTTCCACTTCTATAATCAATGTACTCATCAAGGGTTTGGTACTGAAGACTGTGTAGGTTACTTCTACGCATATCTTTATTGTACTGACGCCATTCAAGCTCTAGAGCTTTCATATCAAGTTTCTTTGCTTTTTTACGACGCTTTGAGTTGCCATGGACTTGAACGCCCCGTATCATATGCATACTCATTCTGTATATCTCCTATCAACAGCAGAAGCATCCCAAACATAACGATGATGTTTTGCATCTCGAACAACGACCATATCGTCATCAGCAACTTCAGTCCATACACGGTCATCCATGTACCGGTGGAAATACGCAGGACCACCGAATACTTGACGTGCACGCTGATANTGACTCTCGGTCATACCTACATAGTGTACAGTCCTCATAACATCCTCCAAACTGTTTTGGCTAGGGTGGTAGGAATCGAACCCACGCCAACGGGTTTGGAATCCGTTGTACTACCATTATACTACACCCTATCAAACTTCTTAATACTGAATAGTAGTCTTAACTTAGTCCCTCACCAGGATTTTACGGGTTCGGTTGCTAGCACCTACCTACCTGTTACGTTTCTTTGCTCGTAC